AATTCTGATTGAACCACTTTACTCTTTCCAACAACTGCAAAGGACTTTCACTACGAAGTATTGAACCTTCGGGCGCCTTTTGTGGAACACCAATTACTGCAGTATCATGTGGACGGAAGTATTCATCTTCAACCAATTCTGGATGATTGATTGCAAGATATGAATAAATTGCCTCATTCTTACCAACACGAACACGGCGTAAATAGAAATCATTGTGCCATGCATGAATGCCGGATGAACAACCCAATGTCAATGATGATGTACCAGCAGGTTTAATTGTTGTTGTTCTTGCACTACGATTGATACCGATGATACCAGCAACTCTTTCATTTTCCTCACGAGAAACTTTAGCAGCCGCCTTCAAATCTAATTTTTGAACTTTACCAGAACCGATACCAGTCATACCAACGCCGAGAAGTGCATCCTTTTCAGTTGTTCTTTGCCATATAGGACGAAGATAATGGAAGTCTGTATATCCGGCTTGTAATGTTCCAATAAAAGAAGCGGCACGAACTCTTGCATCCAAATCTTCTTGACTTTCAACATCAGAAACATTTACTTCGCAAAGATTACAGAATTGGAATGGACGAAGTGCAATCTCACAACAAGGGTTTGTTCCCCAATCTTTATCATTTGAAAGATAAATTCCAGGTTCACCTGCATTCGATAATTCTATTTTCTTCCAAATTGTTTTGAAAAATTCTTCCGATACTTTACTACGAAGAAGAACTGCAGAATTATTTGCCCTGCCTCGTTGTGGATTGAGTTCCCACCAATTTCCAAACTTACAAGAAATCATATCGTCATCATCGGCAGAGAAAAGAGAGATAAGAGCGGCACGGCGAATACCACCAGCAAGAACTGCATCTGCAATGTGACAAACAATATCGTGAACTTCAATAGATGAAAGTTGATCACCATCTTGTTTCAAATCAAGTATCGCTCTAATCTTTTCGATACAGATGCGGAGTGGTTCTGGACCCGGTGCCTTTCCACCACTTGTAATCAAACGAGCACCTTTGTGACGAATATCTGAATAATCAAAACGAATTGATGAACCACCTGTGAAATATGATTTCATCAATGCCTTAACAGCATCTGCCCAACCTTCGATTGAATCACTAATTAGAAATCTTCTTTCTTTATTTTTTGGTCTGTGAATTGGTGGCAACTCTTCAACATGATGTTTCTGAACCGAATAACCAACACCTGTTCCACCGAGAAGAAGAAACATCACTTCACCAAATGCACGCCAGTCATCAATAGGCAAATAAGCACAGTTGTAAATTCTGTTCGGAGAAATCTCTATTGGTTTACCACCAAACTGCAATGAACGCATTGATGGTAGAACTTTTTTATCATAGACAAATTTATAGACATTTTCAATCTCGTCTTTAAGTTGTGGGTATTTTCTTTGGTGCATTTCTTTGTTTCTCGTTACCAATTCTTCCCATGTTTCCCTACGATTCTTTTCAGGAATAAAACGAGCATATTTCATATACACAGTAATTTCAGACAAAATTCGATTGCTAATGTCCATTTATTTCTCCATTGATTTTTTTATTGAAAACTTTATTTTTGATATGAAAATTCAAATCATATACGAATAAGTATGTAATTTGTAGTAAAAAAATTGAGTTTTGATAAATTATTTTTTTATCCACTTTTCCCCATCCCACCATTCAAAATTTGGATAATCTAATTTGTAATCAAACTGATTATACCATTCTCCGATATAAAGATATGGGTAAGGATTTTTGTTTAATTTATCTATAAAGTAGTAGCAAGTTATTGGTGTTATACCATTTCTTTTTACTTTACCACCAAATACAGCAGAAAAAAATGGAATATTGTTAAACCAATTCAAAACACAAAAAACCTCTGAATTAAAATAGTATATCTCATGATCAAATGCGAGTACACTTTCTAAGTAAGCACCGGCATTTATAGAATAATAAGATTTACAATTTTCAAATATCTGACGATAATCACCACTATTAGTTACACTAATTTTTTTAAGACGATTTTTTTTACGAACAGATATTGGAGAAAGTTTTATTCTCGATGATTTTGATTGAAACCACTCATTATTCGATGTTGGTAGCCAACCGTTTTCAAACATATATTCTACCGATTCATCTGTTCTTCTCGAAAAAACTTCACACAAAAAAGAAGATGTTTCTTCATTGTCTAGGAATATTCCTTTGGTGTGATTGTATCGTATTATCATTTAATTTCTCATTGTATAACCTGGAACGATCCTCGTTTGATTCACCAGCTTCTAAATCCGTATGGTCATAGTTCATAACTTCTGTATCAGGTGTTACCCAACGAGAATTTCTTTCCGCAGTCCAAAGTGTTCTGTTGTACATTCTATCTATAACCAAATCAGACTTTACAGTAAAAGAAGGATCGTGTAATCTCAATCTGTTATTCGGCTGTATTGCAAAATTACCATCATCCATCATTAAGACATGACCACATTTATGTTGAGACGGATATTCTGAAAATAAATAATCTGTGTCACCGGAATCTGTACTAGCAGCCCAATCAAGTGTAAATAAATATCTACCACTATATTCTTTTCTTCTACGAGAAATAAATTTCATAACTTTATTTTTCAAGTAAGGAAATTGTGTTGCAGTTATATGATATGAAAATGAATCCCATAACACCAATTCATCTAACTCGTGATTGGGTGCATCTTCTTTCCAACAAAATGCATGAATAGGCATTCTCCACCAAATACCACCATCTTCCATTACAAAATGAAATAGTGGTGCTTGTCCTGGAATAGTTGCAACACCAAAAATAAAACATGGGAATTTTTTATCAAATGAATCTTTTTGGTCACGAAGAAAATTTCCTCTAACATACGCCTCTATAACAGGTATAGGTGAATTTAAGTATGCCATATTAGAATCCTTCCAATTCTTTGAATTTTTGTGAAAGAGCTTTCTTAACATTTACCTCACCTTTCATGGAAGTAGTAACACTTTGTCCCATATCAGATGATGGTTCATATATCTCAATATGACCAGTCATTGTATTTATTTTACTTGGAAATGTCATACCATCTGGACCAAAACGGTTTTTGATAATATGCCATCTGCCTGTTCCACCAACCTTATCGTTTAATTTTCTCGAAAGAGACATGATGAAATCTGCAATCATAATCTTGTTGTATGATTCTGAAACTTTACCGCCTTCAATGACATCATCTTCGAGAGCAGAACGATTTGCCTGCGATGCAGTCCAAATAGGTATTCCATAAGTTCCACCGATACCACGAAGGTCTTCATAAATGTCATTCAGTTCTAATCTCTTGTCACCAGCTTTTGATGGTCTAATCAAATCTGCATAATCAACTATAACCAAATCAGGAGCCTTACCTTGACTGATACATTTTTCGATATGTGATGTTATTGTTGTTATACTTGCAGTTTTAGTTGGATAATACTTTACAATCAGGTCACCCTTGATAGTTTCCATTGCATCACGAATTTTTTCTTGTGCATGTTCCTCACCTAGATTTTGAAATGCAATCTTTGTAAAGAAAGCATCAAATCTTCTTGCAACATAAAACTGATTCAATTCAAGTGTGTAATAGATAACTCTCTTTCCTGCACGAACGGCATTTGCCGCAACACTAACCAAACCCCAAGACTTACCGCCACCGGCAGGTGCAATGATAACACCCAATTCACCAGCAGCCAATCCACCATTTGTAATATCATCAACAACATTCCATCCAGTAGATACACAAGTTCTTGCACCTTCTTCATAACGAGCTGCAATATCAACGATATAATCGTGACCAATATCTTTGTCAGTTCCAGCTTTAAGTGCATTATCAACTTTCTTTTTTATCAAATCATATTTACCACTCTTGAGCAAATCAACTGATTCAATAATTGCAACCTTCATCTTTTGATTTTTACAAAATTCTAATGTAGTTGATTTTACATATTCTGCATCTGTACTGTCTTTATACTTTGCACTTTCTTTTAATGAGTCTGCAATAGTGCTCTTCAAAACTTTATCTTCAACTTGTATCAATTCTGATTTGAATACTTCAGCAGTTGGTGCAGTTCTATACTTCTCATAATAGGACATTATTTTAGCAACAATCCAATTATTTGCCTGAGACTCAAAGTAAGTTGGTTCAATTATATCTGAAACTTGTTGTAAAAATGCCCTATCATTTAGAAGTGTTGTAATAACTTTTGTTTGAAATGTATGTCCGTATTGGGATAAATTATCCTGCATACTTGTTCCTAATCGAATTTAATGTTGTAAAATTTTTCTTCAACCACTCGTCCCAATTCAATAAAACATTTTGTAGTTTATCTTCTACAAACAATTTATCTAACTCAATCTTATTTATTCCACCAATTTCACCATCAACTATGTTACGAATTGTAGATTTTGTTGAAGATGGAATATCAACATCTTCAAGTTGCATTATACGATGATTGGTTTCCAACACTTTCAGATTTTGTTTTAGTTCTTGAATTGCCTTCGATTTGTTATCATACAATTTACAAAATTCTATGAACATTTCCAAATTTATTTTTCTTTTTTCTGATAATATAGGGAAATGTTTGAGAATTGATTTGTCACCAATACCTTTTATACCAGCAACATTATCGCTCTTGTCACCAAGAATTGATTTGTATATGATGTAATTCTCACACCATATACCAGTTTCTTCCAAAAGATTTTCTGGAGTATACATTTTCTTTTTAGTTGGCAAGTAAACGCCAACCCTATCCGAGACTAATTGTAAAAAGTCTCTATCGTTTGATAGGATAACACATTTTTCTTTGAAATAAGAAGAAAGGTAGGCAATCGCATCATCTGCTTCGATTTTATCAATGGAGAGTATTGTTAGTGGCAGATTTTGTAGGAATGAAAAAACACGAAACAGTTGATATTTGATAGATGATTGTTCATCATCAATATCCTCAAATCCTACTACACGGTTTAACCGTGACTTGATTGCCCTACCTTCCTTATAGTTTGAGTAAATTTCTTTTCTTCTTTGTGAACCACCCTTACCATCAAAGACAACAACAACCCGCGTGGGATTAACCATACGGATTGTTGCTCCAAGAGACTTTAAGAAACCAGATAGACCACCAACATGAATACCATCTTCGTTTAATGTGGGAATCGCAGAAAAGGTGCGTATAAATAAATTCATCCCATCAACAATCAAAACCTTACTATCACGATGTAGGTTTACTTGTTCGGCTTTTTCTGTTTCTATTTCTTGTAAAAGTCTTTGATATTTTTTGTTCATACTTCATCTTGTAATAATGGTTCATTTGAAAGTGTTACATCGTCAATTCTGGCTTCATCCAATTTCTTATATTTCATAATTACCTTATCAGCAATTTCATCATATACTATATCGTATAATTCAGGATCACTCATAATCTTTTCAACAAATTCTTTGGATTGAAATTTGATAACTTCTCCAGAACGCTTGTCTGTCCATGAATACCAGGCACCTGATTGAGATACAAGGTTGTGTTCTTTCATAACAGTAAGCCAACTACTGTAATCATCAATTCCACTATCAAAGTAAACTTCATATTCACATTCACGAAGCGGTGGACCACAACGATTTTTAACTAACTTTGCCTTAACTCTCGAACCAACGATTTCATCACGACCTTCTCTCTTTGCCTTAATAGCACCGATTGAAGAAAGACGAAGACGAACAGACGCATGGAAAGGAATACCTTTACCACCGGGTGTTGTCCAAGGATCAGAGAATGCTGGTGCATTCAATTTCTGACGAAGTTGGTTTGTAATAATCAAACAAATACGCTCTCTACCGATAAGATTTGTAATCTTTCTCATTGCCTTTGAAATGATAAGTGCCTTTGCCGTAGCATAACCATCCTTATCAAAATCTGCAGCCATTTCCGTTTTAGTGGATGCACCGGCGATTGAATCAACTACAATAGTTACCAATCTATTTTTATCGGATGAACGAACTTTGTCAATGATAACATCAACAGTTTCAAAAATATCTTCTACGGTTTCTAATGGAATGTATAACATATCTTTTAAGTTCAAACCGATTGCAGTCAGATATTCGGTAGCAATAGCATTCTCGGTATCAATATAAACTGCAAGACCACCTTTCTTTTGTGTGTTGAGAAGTGCATGGGCTGCCAATAGAGATTTACCAGATTGTTCGAGACCTGTTATTTCAGATACACGACCAACAGGAAAACCACCATATTTACGATTGGAAATGGCCAAGTCCAACATGGTAGAGCCAGTTCCAACCCATTCTTTTACTATTGTAGGTGCATCACTATCACCTTCAAGAAAGTAAGCGGTCTTAATGTTTTGAGCTTTGAATTGTTTGTTTATAGTTTCGGCAATGACTCCACCGAGTTCATCGGATAAATCACTTTTTGATTTTGCCATAAAACACCCTTATTAAAATAGGTCATCAAATGTAACACCAATATCATCAGCAGATGATGTGGGTTTCTCAGTCTTTTCTTGTTTGTAATTCAAATCAGCAGCAGGTTCTTCTTGTGAAGATGCACCCATCCAAGTTTGTAATTGAATTTTCAAATCATCATAAGATGGTTCTGGAAACAATTCAGTAATCTGTGGTTGTGTCTTAATCTTTTCAAGAACATCCTGAGATTCGGTAATTGGGGTTTCTTTTGGTTTAACACGAATAGTTGTTTCGGCGTAAGTTTTACCAGCTTCTTCTGGTGACTTAACTGTAACAACAATATCACGACCAGATTTAGGATCAGACAAATCACCGTAATCCGGATCAACAAAGAAAGCAAGTAGTTCTTCATAAACTTGTTTACCAAATCCCCAAAACTTAACACCTTCATTTTCTTGACCACGAATGATAACAGGTGCATACACTCTCATTTTTGGTTCGAGTTTTCTACCCATTACCCAATCTTCTTTATCGCCAGTTTGTTTCAACTTCTCAGCAAATTCAACGATTGGATCAGGACGACCAAATGATACAGGTGAAAGAATAGAACGCTTACCGATATTGTAATGAAAATACAATTCGATGAAAGGGTTTTCTCTATTGTGAATGTAAGGAGCAATACGAATTTGGGTTTCGCCCGGATCGGGTTTCCAAATGTTTGATGTGCGATTGTTTGTGTTTTTCAAAGAGTTCAAACGGCTCTTGATTGCATCGAGGTTAATACTCATGCTGTTTCTCCAAATGTGTAATGAATAATGATTAACTGTTACTAAAAGAATGTTAGTTCTAATAGGACAATACTAATATAATGATTTAATGTTTAATAAGCAAGCAATTTTTTCTATAAATAAATATGGGAAATCCGAAGATTTCCCATTTTATCATTTTTTTAGTTGGCGATATATTATCACTTCTTGTTGTATTTCATAAGTTCTTTCAATCTACGGACAACTGCCTCTGGCAATTTCTCAACATTGAAAGTATTATCTACCCATTGAGGAGCATCGTCAGTTTGAGGCATAACATCACGCTTTGGTGCACCAGCAACTGGAGGACTTTGTTTCTTCAATGTTTGGACATTACCCCAAATATAATCAGCAATCGCTTCTGGTGTATCGCCTTTACCATATTTCTTAAATACTTCCACAACTGGTTCTTGTATGTTATCTATAACATATTTCTTCAATTCTGATTCACCAACAGTAAACAAATTAACACCACCACCAGCTGCTGTAGGAACTGCACCAGTTTGAGCTGCAATACCGATTTGTGTTGCCTTCAATGCTTCTATTGGTTTTTTAATATCGGATAAATCCATTGCCTTAATTTTTGCTTCTGGATTTATACAAAATACTTGTGACCATCTATGGTGTCCGTCTATAACATACTTACCACCACCAGCAGTTACTATTGATTTACCAGCAACAGCAACCACACCACCTTTCAAAAATGTTTCTGCACTTGTAGCATCTTTAAGTGGATAACTCAAAGACTTATCCATAACAACTTCATTTTGAGTTGGTTGTAAGTCTGTACACACTGGACTAATTCCTGTTACTTTAACCGGTGAAGCACTATTAAGAGACTTTATAGCATCAACGAATTTTGGATCCTTTATGTTGTCACCTAATTCTTTTACAAACGATGCATAATCTTTTTTAAGAATTGATTTCAATTCGTCTTGTGCCTCATCTTCGTTAAGTTTTACCCTAACTTCTTTGACCAAATTTTTTAAAGAATTTTTCATAAATTTCTCTCTCTATATTGTATTAACATATTCCTCTTGCACTTTTAACTCTTCATCAGTAGCTTTACCGGTTGGTCCCCAATCCGGAAGAACTGCCATAACATGAAATGCCTTTGCACTGGTAACATCCCTTACCTGTTTGCCAGAGGTTGGATTATCCTTATTTTTTAGTATACTAACATGATTCAATGATGGAAAAACATACAATGGCATACCACTTGCTTTTGCCAACATAACAGAATGTTTCAAAGGAACTATATTATCACTACCACCATGAATTATAGCACCATTCCCACTAATTTCGGATCCAGTCAATGATACAGTTGGCCATTGTCTGTTCCAAGCTGGTGCAACCAAATAAACCGTATCTGGCTTTTTTGCACCCATAGATAATGCTTGAAGAAGTATTGCACCACCGCGAGAATAAGCAATTAAAGTTTTCGGTGATTCTTCATTCAAATATAGTATTGCCTTCTGAATATCTTCATCTGTTATTTTAGATGAATCCGAAAATGCTGGACATCCTGTATCTTGGTCTGGATTTGTCCATTCAACATTACAAGTATCAACTCTCATGTCTTGTGGTTTCATTCCAAATCCATGAAATGCGCCTTTATCTATACCAATTTCTTTTAATATGTCAGATAATTTTATCATCTGTATTTTGAAGTGATAAGATGTGTTCTAATTATTTCTTTTATTTTTTTACGAAGTTTACTTTTAATTCTTTCATTTACCTTAATTTCAGTCTTCGGCTTTTCTTCGTCTTCTTTTGGTTTTGGTGCAGGTTCTTCTACTGTCATTACACTTGAAATATCATCATCTAATTTCTGAGTTATTTTTTCTGAAACATGATTTATTTCCGATGTCAATGATTCAAGAACTTGTATGTCTTCATCTGTTAATCTTCTTTTTATGAAAAGACTTATCTTTTCTATCAATCTCTGTATATCCTTTTCATGTTGTTCCCTTTCTGCCTCTAAAAATGGCATGGACTTTATTTTATCTAATGTAATGAAAAGACCTTTTAACTGTGGGTGTCCTGCAAATCTTGATGATATTGCCTGTAATTTTTCTTCGTTTGCCTTATATGCATCTGATGAAAACAACTTCTTAAACCAAGATTTTAACATTTCTAAATCAACTGATGCAAATATGGTTTTAATATAACCACGATTCTTAGATATACAATTTATTGCATCAATAAGAACTATGTAACTAAAAGGACTTGATGCTGATGCTGATATTGCTTCGTTTACTCTTTTCTTTTGTTTATTCATTTTATTCTCACGGCATTAAACTTATTTTTTTAGCACTTTGTATTAGATACAAACTTATGCTTGATTTTTTATTGAAGAAATGTAATTTTCCAGAAATTGGTTTTTTATATTCATACCCAATAGATTTCAAAGCATCTATTATCTCGTGTTCTTTATATTGATCAACATTTATCATGTTATCAGGTAGAATAGAAATGTTGGGTAATTTTGCTTTCATTTCGGTAAAAATAGAATCAAAACCAGAACCTTCTTGAATATCAATCCCCTCGAATATCGTATTTATTATACGATTCGTTACTTCATTTACTATACTTTGTATTTTTATCTTTTTCATTTAATATTACCGTAAAAATGATATAAATAAATATCACAATTAAAATTATTACTACCAACTATACACTCTAACCAAAAATATCTTTACAACTCTGAACCCATCTCTGTTTTTAAGAAGTGCACAGTTTCTATATCTTTCCCATTCAATAGGATATTTTTTATCTAAAACACCGTTGTTCAAATTCATTATGAGTTCATTAAGAGCATTTATTGTGTATATTGTATTTGTTTCACGCTTTTGGTGAACCATTATTGAATTTGGTAAAAACTTTTTGTAATCATCCATCACTATATTGTACGAAAGTATAGAATCCTCTTTCGTTTCAAATGATTTAAAATGAAATACTTTATTATTTAATATAGAAAAATTTTCTTTTATATCTGATAAGGTTTCATCTACTTGATGTTTGCGAGTAAATGTACATACTAATTGTGTTTTCAATACCTCTCTCTCGATTATGATACTATTTATACTTCATATAAATATGTTTCTAAATTTGTTTAATAGCACCAAATGTATCACCAGCGTAAATTTTTACTGACATATTATCTGTCTCAAAGGCACGATGAAGAACATCTATCAAATCCACTTCATCCGGATGAATGTCAAAAATAAAAGCATCATATAGATACATCATAAAGACAGACTTTTTATCCTTTAAGTGAGGTAGAATCGTTTTTATCTTACGGACATTATATTCTGTTTCCAATGATTGCAATACATAGTTGAATACTTTATTTGGTGTTGCATCTTGTATATCACGGAATAGTTTTTCATAAAACCAAGATTTAACTATACCTTCCGATTGATATTGTTCATACATCGTATCAATCATTGCTTGAACAGTTTGGAAGAAAGGATGTCCCATAAATTCAGGAGTTATCGTTCCATAAATGTTTTGAAACACTTTACCTTTGAATTGATCATAATCCATATCAATTCCTAATTCATTCCGTATCTGTTCGTATGGATGATAGTCAAATTGATAATCCAATATCTTTGCCAATAACTTTATGTGAAAGGCATCATAATCAAATTGAACAATTTTACCACCTTCAAACCGTGAACGAATTTTATCACGAGTTCCGTCCTTCTTATTCATAGCAGAAAAATTAAATCCACCCCAAGCATTACTTGGTCTGCCAGTTGCAGTATACCACATATAGTTTTGTTTTTTTATTTCATCACCAACAAGGATGTCATTTTTTTCTATCTCGTGGAATACTTCTATGAAATCATTACAATAATTTACACATTTTTCTTTTTTGAACTCGAATGGTTTTAATCTCAATACATATTTTGCAATACCTCTTGCCCATTCTAATTGATTTACAAGTGGAATAACATGACCTAAATCTTCTATCTTGTAAAACTTATTAGCAAGATACTCCATTCCCTTTGGATAAAATTCTTGTGCATTGATAGTTGTTGTTGCATAATAATGTAGGTATGAGTTTATATCAAAACCATCATTAAAATCATTATTCATCAATACTTTTTTGTTGAACACAAGAGATTTCGGGTGTAGTTTTATTTCTTGTAGAGTTATATCGGTATCAATTTCATCTGGATGTGTAAAATTGATATATCGTTCTTCACCATTATCAAATGATAAGTGAAGACCTACGATAGCAACTTCTGATTGGTGTTTGTTAGCATTACTTGTTATTGGAACACAAATGCATGGTTTGTCTTGGAACATAATGGTTATACATCGTAAACTGAAAATTCTCTTGGATTTCGCAATATCTTTGCTAATATAGGGAATTTTTTTGAATTGCGCAAGATAATTCTTCTATTCGTATCAACAACTCCAGGTGTTACTAATGTACTACCGTTGTAAACATCGTATTCAGGTCCACTTAATTTCCAAGGCATAGTAACAAGACCATATAGAAAATGATTGATACCCTCGTTTAAAGAATTAAAATTTTCAGTTTGTTGTTCGTCTATTTCAAAAAATACTCTCTCGGGTTCATTTCTTTTGTAAACAAAGTATCTATTCATTGCACCGTTGTTTATCTCACTTTGTGTTGGTGTTCTCTTCACAACACTTGGGGCAACATATCTATAATACTGAGTGGTTGAACCCAATAATTTTCTTTTTTCTCCATTACTGAAAACAGTATATTGTTTCAAATCCAAATACTTAAAATAAGTTTCAGTTTGTTCTTTGTATCGGATTAACCTCATTGATTTTACAGGATCCCATTCTTTGTCCGTATAGACTTCACCCGTAGTGTAACTATGGTAATACCCTGCATATTCTTTCCAATCATCAAGAGTCATCCACTCTTTTCCTTTTGTAAAAAGATTTTTTGTTATCTGATAATCGGGATAAAATATTTTTCTTCTTTTTGCCATAAATACCTATTAAATGTCAGCATCTGGTTTTATTCTACACGCAGTATTTAAAGTGGTTTCCCATGCAGCTGATGTTATTTTGTGATCTATTTTTGTAACAACAAAGGCAACCTTACCAACATATCTCGATGGAACAAGTGATGTATCTATAACATCACCGAATCTCCATCCACTTATTCCATCTATCGTTATACTAAGATTTATGGGGTATAATGCCTGATTTAACCAGTGTGCCTTTTCACCACCGGCGCCACCTGATTTTTTATATTTCTGCAAATTACCTCTAAATGCCTCACACCAAGCATTATTGAATCCAGTTGCTGAAAAGTTCTCCGTTGCCGTAGTCATGTCTTTAAGTGCTTCCTCCGCCTTACCGCCAGCAGGTGCTCCTGCCTGAACTTCAACATTGGCAACACCTTTTCCTCTTTGTTGAACATAAGCTGCGGTTGCCATTGCAGAAGGTGGCTTACAAGTTATAGATACATTACGAATAAGTGGTCTAAATATACTCGCATCAAATCTAACAGGTTTAACATTATCAGTATACTTTTTTGATAAATTACTATCTTCTATGGATAAAATGGCTTTATCAATCTTACCACCAACAGATGCATCAAAACTATTTGGATTTTCACATAAAACCGCAGTTATTTGATATATGTCACCTGTTGCATAATTTATTCTTTTAGTCATTGTTTCAAAAAACTTTGTTATATTTTTGAATGGTATATTTGCAGTCTGTTCATCTGTGAATTGTTTGTATGTTTCTTTTAGATAATTTGTTCCAAGTAATATTCTACTTATATTTACACCATCTTCATTTAGTTTTTTTCCAGCAATTTGTGAATATTCTGGAGCCAAATCACCATATACACCCATTGTTTCATCTGGAAATATAACATCAACTGGATATGCAGATTTTACATCTGCATTATATGCAGTCTGATTACCGTCCACTTGCATTTTATATGCAGCGCTCAAAGCTGTGGTTCCGGAGTTCTTTTCGTACTTTTGAATAACTGTATTACCGTATTCAACCAATCTTTCCACAGATGTATACCAAAATGTTTGAACCGGAGCACCGGATCCTCCACTTGCTCCACCGCCACCACTTCCACCTGATCCACCAGCTTCATCTTCGGTTGGTGATGTTTCTTGAAATGGCAATCCAATAGCAACATAATCAAAAAGTTTACTGACTGTGTTATCCTTTGGGAAATATTTTAATTCACCAGCTTTTGTTGCTTGCCAATCTAATTTCTTACCACCACCACTACCTCCACTTTCTCCTCCGCCACCAGTTGCACCTGATCCACCCGATGTTGCGGCTGCAATATCTGCATCAAAAACAGATGCAAGGTTTGTGCCTTTTATCGGAACTTCTGTTGGATCAGTTACTGGTGGTGCCTCACCGTCTGGCTCTGTGGATTGATCACCAGATGCACCAAGTGCTATTGTTGCAGCGGACACAATCGAACAATCTGCACTTAATGATAAGTCAGAATTGAATGACCAATTAAAATCATAAACAATTCCTTTGAATCCTTGTCTATTAGCAGCTGTTGATCCCGCACTCCAACCCCAAGCAACACTAACTTCAGCTCCAGGATTAAAAAATGCAGTCTCTACTCCACCAACGCTAAACCCACCTGCAGATAATGACGGATAACAAACAAAACTAAATTTTCCTTTTAATAAAGATCCAAGTGTCCCTTCATTGCTTATATCAATAGATTGCAATAATGGTTTTTTTGGAACATTTCTCGCGGCACTATAAAGAGTCAAATCACCTTTTGCATTTGACATTATTTTTGTTCCTGGTAAACCTAAACTAGCACCTTTACCAGAAACTCTACCCCAAGGAACCTTTGCATAGGACCAAACAACATTTTTAGGAAATGGTTTACCAACGCCTCGTACTTTTGCACCGTGATACTGTGCTCTACGAGATAATTCTCCTGTAATAATTCCATCTGCATTGTGATAAAACGGATTTTCATAACCACTACCAAAATCAGGCATTAACGATACTCCTTATTATAGTCATATAACAATGAATCTATTCCCGTATAGTCAGTATAGTATGGTATTCTAACTATTGTTCCTGGAGGAATTACCATAGTACCCTTTCCCAAATTATTTGATCTAGCAATAACAAACCAAAATGTTTCATCACCATAGTATTCTTTTGCTAATAAATCCAATCTATCACCCTCTTGTGATATTATTCGAGTGTCTTCTACTGTATCAAAATTTGGGTATAATATAGACGATAATCTTCTAACTTGTTTTACATTACCATCCGATTCTACCTTTCTTGAATTTGGTATAATGTTAGATGTTTCATACCTTGATGGCATAATTGTCTCCTAATAGACTTTACAAAACAATATGGAGTGAGAAAAAATTAGTCTCACTCCATATAAATATACTTTAACTCAAATTATTAACTTCCTCCGCCAGTTCCCCCACCACCTCCGGTTGAACCACCTGTTCCACCACTTGATGCTGGTTTAATGATCTCACCATCAATATCTCTTGGTTGGGTTGGATCATCAGCAATAGATTCTAAGTTAGATCCAGCTACACCAGGAACAGTATTTTCTGGCAAGTATTTAACATTTGAATCATCATCCATACCTGCGTCATCATATGTTCTAAAATAGTTCACCTTACCCTTATCCTTTGGAACAAGACCATTTTCAGGACTTCCGCCGGTATCATCATAAAGTGAATACATAATACCTCTAAACTCTGGACGATATACACCAACAGGAGTAAATCCAACACTAACTTGAACAGTTTTTGGTAACTGCAATACACCAGGTGAATTTGTATTTAAGTCTGGTTTTCTATCCTCTGGTAGATGTGCAGTTTCCCATGTAGAACCCGCGTTATCAAATGTATATGTCAAACTGCTCATAAATCCTGGCATTTTTCTATACAAATGACCAATGTTCAATCGTATCATTGGTCCACGAATATAACCACCCTTTGTATATTCAGGAGCAGTCCACGATGCCAAGTAATTTAACTTACGCCAAGTTGCCTTCATTTCATCTCTCGAACCAATATGAACGGTGAAACCAAAGTTTATACTTCTTTCATATCCGTCATAAACATATAATGGATCAGCTCTACCCATATATTTTACAGGATTCCACTTAGGACTGTGAGTATCTTGTATACTGTCAAATGTTGCACGGAAAACTATAATTTCCGCAGGACAATAACCATGACCAGCTAATACAAGACTACTGAAATAAAATTCTATTAAGTCTTCTGTACCAGGAATTGATTTATTGAATGCATTTTTCTCATACACTAAATCATGTGTTATATTAAAATTAGCTCTCTTGTAATCAATTATGTTAATTCTATCGCCTCTAAATTCAATATTTTTGTCTTTTAATTCTCCAACCGGATAATTTTGGAACTCAGCTGGACCAGTTTTATCATCCACGGGTAAACCAACATTGTTTTGTCTTGATCCGGTATAGTTCTTTGTATAAGTTACCGTGTTTAAAAATGGAATATTTCTTTGAGCGCCAACCTTTCCCTGTTTACCAAGACCAAAATAGTCTTCCATATTAAGCGTATGGAATCTCATTATTCTTGGATCAGAAACGAATGCCTCTGCACCATTTTGGGTACTACCACTACTTTTCCATTGAACATCGTGTCTAAAATCATTAAATGTTCTACTTCTTCCTTGAAGCGATTGACCTAATTTCGGCTTTCCTAATCTCGAATAAGCAACTGTTCTATATTTCTTAATTTTATCAAAATCATCATGTTGTGGTAAATTTCTTTCAAGTGGAGTACCAGCTCTTATTGAATTAAATTCATTTTTTGCTTCAAGTCTATCGTATAAATTTTCTCTTTTAAATTCAAAAGGATTAGACGAAACTAATCTATTTAGATCACCTTGATTTATTGGAATAACACTTGGTGTTATTGGATCAGGATTTCCTGTTTCAGTTACTACTATATTTTCTCCAGGAACTACTGATAATAAGGTTCTGATTATACCGTATATTGTATTCTGTGTTGTTGTGTAATCGCTTTTTATTTTGTCAGAGTATTTACTTCCAGATACATAATTTGCATCATACGGTGCAAAAAATGTTTCTCTCTTAGCAGTATCGAGGTATGCAGGATTTCTATATCTACCAGATAATATAGGACTTGTTGTATACATCGTTAAGTATGGGTGTCTTGCTCTTCGTATTTTAGTTCCACCAATACCAAGTGGTGCATTTGGACCACCAAACCATGTAGATATTCTGGCTATCTTTGATCGATTGCTAATATCTATACTTGTTGCATTTATGGGTGTAAAAGAATTTGGAAGTAATTCTTTCATCAATCCAATCATTCTACTATAATTGAAAGTATTTCCGTCATTTTCTGGTTTTTCCAATGACTTAAAATAGTTTGATGCAGGATCCGGTCTTCTTTCCAATTCACGAGCAATGGTTGTATCACCGTATCTATTAAGTAATGATGAATCTATTGCACCAAATAAACTATGTCTTGGTATTCTTAATCCAGCAGGAGAACCACCAACATTAACTAACATAGCCAATGGATTGTATATTTGAGTTGGTGATATACCAAATGATGATGCAGCAGATAAGAAGCCGGTAATACCGTTTGCGGGAGCAGTATCTACATTTGGATTCATCAACTGTAATCCAACTTGTTTTGCAACAAATAACAAACCTTTTGCAGATAGTAAGAATTTTCCAATACGGAAAACATCTTGTACTATTCTTTCAGCAGCAGTTACGGCACCACCCCTAACCAAACCTTCGTCAAATCCAATACCAAATCCCCATCGTTGTCCTATATCCCTCAAAACATAAGGTTGATCAAAACCAAAATCTTTATTGTAAGCATCATCTCTTAGATTAAATTTAGTATATTGTAAATCC